GCACGGGAGCCAGTAAGCTGACCCGTAATACCAACGCTCTTCACCGATGGGGCTTGGTGCGGAGAACAGTTCACGTCGAAACTGATGCGACTCCATCTCGCTTCGTCTGATTTGGGTTGGAGGTGTTTTAGCCATGGTGTTTCGATGATTAGTTTTTGTAGGAAGATGCTCATGTTATCTGCACGTTCTTTAGACGCGGAGATAATCATTATTTTCTTTTCTGGATCTTTAAATAGAGTCCAGAGAACAAAAGCACCAGTAATCCAAGACTTACCGACGCCACGAAAGGCTTGGATTTGAAGACGCTTAGGACCATGTTGTAAATAATCAGCGATTGCATATTGAGCTCTTGTAGGAGAAGGTAAATCAAGCTGTCCCCACAGGGCTTGTAAGAACAGCTTAAAATCGTCCTGCAAGGCCGTTAAAATGTCTTGCATATGGGAATATACCTAAATGGTATTTAAAGGGTGTTGTAGGGGCTGCTAGATGCCTTTCAGAGTTAGATAGTAGGTACAGGTAGTGTGGTTATACCCAACTCACCGTTATTATCACGGTAAGGGACATCAAAATATTGGGTATCACTAGCTTGAATAGATGTACGATCAAGAGTAGGTAGACTAGTACCACCTCTTCTACTTTTATTATTCTTAGGCTTAGTCTTCTGCTTAGGTTGGAGTTTAGGTGGTTCCAGTGTATTATTAATAGCTTGAAGAACAGGATTAAACACTTTTGTACTTAATCCTTCAAGTGTTCTATTAATAGATCTAGCAGTTGGACGTTGTTGTTCTAGATCAGCTAAGATAATAGCTCGTCGTTGCTTAGGTGGTAGTACAGGCGTACCAGCAAAGTCCATTTGAATTGCTGATTGCTTAGTTAATGGGATACCTGCAGCTTCCATAGCCTGTCTAGAAGGCATTTTGTCTGATTTAATAGCATTACGTTGGGCATCTAGTAAGGTGATGTTTCTATGATGCTCTACACCTCCGTACAACTTAGAGGCTTGTGGCGATAGGTGTTCGTAAATGAACTGGGTAACAGGATTACTGCGTATGTTTTGAAAGCGGTTTCTACCTTGTTGAATTTGGGCAAGTTTTGCTTCGTTTGCCTCAAAAAGTTTATCAGCTTGAGCTAGGGTATAACCGTTTCTAGATGCAAAATCACGATAATCTTGTCTAGTAATCTTTTGATCAGCACGTTGAGCACGATTAGTGTTACCCTTTTTTACTCGTTGGTCAAAGTAGACAACTTTCCATTTATCAGCACCAGGTCTAGTAGTTCTAGTACCATGACTTTCCAGGAAAGCTTGCCTACCCTTCCAAGTAATAGGAACACGTTGTTCTTGTGTTTCTGAGAGATAAGCGTTTTGATACTTATTCTTCAGTGCCTTGGGTATGCCACGAGCATTAGGATTTGCTGCCTCAAAAGCAGCTATTTCTGCAGCTACTTCTTTGGTTGACATACTCACCCACCGTACTGACGACCATCAGTTGCTTGCTTAGCCTTACCTTTGCCAGTGCTTCGAGCAGCTTGTTCACCACGCTTCTTACGACGCATATATACTTCAAGAGCTTTAAGGAATGCTGCTTGGGTTTTGAAGTTCCTACGAACTGGTTTGCTGTAACCAACTTTAGGGTTAGAAGGCATAGGACGACCTGAAGTACCTGAACCACCGGGACGCAGTTGTCCTGGAGGATTGCTTGGCATAGTGCGAGGAGTAGGCTTAGGCTTAGGCTTAGGATCAGGTTTAGGCTTAGGCTTAGGCTTAGGAGTGGGCTTAGGAGTAGGTTTAGGAGTAGTCTTAGGCTTACTCTTCAGACCATAGCCATCACCAATGTTAGTCTTTTTATCGAAGGCAATCTTAATAGCACTGTTAGTCTTAGGCTTATCCTTCTCTTTGCTAGCATTTTGCTGAGCTTTTCTCTTTTTAGCATCTGCTATTTGTTTAGCACGGCGACGTTCAGCCAATCGGCGTTGATTAGCCTTGAGTTTTTCATCACGAGACATTAATGTAGTCCAGAATTTGTTGTTTACGGTTTGGTTGGAGACCGAATCTCTTCAGCATCCAGTCTTCCCAGTGTTCACTTCCCTTGTCCTGATTGCAACATAAGCAGGCTGGTACACAGTTACTTGAAATAGTTTCGCCACCTCTTGAGCGAGGATGGACGTGATCAATTGTAAGTTCATGTAATTCATAAGATTCTCCACAATAAACACATGTACAGTCGAACGACTCTTTAATCGCACGCCTCCAAAGGCGTGTTGCTTCAGAGGATGTCATGGTTATTAGGTTTGCAATGTAGTAATCAGGTTTAGGAAGTAAAGGAGTCATTTACGAGATCGATTTCTTGCACGGTTTTTGGATTGTGGTTCAAGGACAGTTCCACCACCTTTTGTGTGGGATACGTCTTTACCATCTCCATTACCGTAAGTACCTCGTTTACGATTGTCCTTATTGAGAGCAACACGTCGTGCTACTTCAGAAGGTTTCTTGTTGTACTTCTTTTGATAGGCTCTCTTTACTTTGAGAGCATCTTTATTAGATTTGTAATAATTAGTGGACGCGCTTGCCATACAGTCTCCGTTGAACAAGTTCAGGATCTACCTGTGGAATGACATTGGCGAGTTTATCGAGTGGATTACCTTCAAAGGCGACACCACTAATATCATTGGATTTAAGCCAGTCACAGGCTGCTTTCAAGTCTTGTGTGGAAGCCTCACCCGATTTGATACGGGCAAGGAATTCCTTAGTGACAAGATTATGCAACTCGTTAAACTGGTCTTCAGTTGCTTTCTTCTTCATCGTCATATTCAAGTGAATAAGTGCTTGCCAATGGAACGGGCCACTCAGTTCCGTTAGCACCTTCCATTAGAGTTTCAAGCTCCCCAACAGTTGTGCAAGCATCAATCTCAGCACAACGTGTATCTGCAGCAGTACGATAAGCTGTTCTGTAGTCAGTGACAGCAGTTGGAATAGCTACATTCTGTTCAAATAGGCGGATAACATACCAATCACTACTTTCAAGTTCTTGGCGTGCATATGCCTTTTGTTCAAGTTTAAACTGAGATTTAAGAGTTTCTAAATTACGTGGTTCAGCCGAGTAAAGACCATCATTATCTGGACCAGATACGATGTAGTAAGTACTATTAGGACGGACACCAACTTCAACTTTAGTAAAACCTAAAGCAGTCATTCTCTCTGCAGTTGCGGCTGACTTAGGGTAAGCCGTGTTGTTATAGAAAAAAGGTCTACCGACATAATATCGGTTGTTATTTGAGTCTTTAAAAAACATGTTAATAGGCAGTCACAGGGACAATATTTGACCCACCATAAGGGTTTTGAGCAAATGCTATGTAGAGAAAATCTTCAGTGTTAGTGTTTGTGGCACTAGCGTTTGACACACATTTGAATCCCATTGAAAAGAAATTAATTTTATTAGTATTACTTTCTTGCTGGTTTGTGTCAGGTTTAAGGAAAGCTGTCATAGGGTTTGTGTCATTCCTTCCTGAATCAAAGATGTTCCAAGAATTACCACTATCACTGTACCTTTTAATCAACACAAAAGCCGGTTTAAATCCAAGATAAATTGTAGGTCCATCTGAACTACCATTTCCAGTGTAAGTACCAAATGCACTAAATCCAGGGATCTCTTGCCAAACATAAGCTATAAAATTCTGATTAGTTTCATTGGTTAAGGTGGCTGAACCTAGACTAATCGTAGTGGTTGTTGGATCTGTTTCATTCCAAGCATTACTACTGGTAAGTGCTCCATCGTTTGTGAATCGCATGTATTCACCACTAGAAGTAGCACCTCGGTGATACATTACCCAGTGCTTGTTAGAAGTACTACCACCAGAGTATTTTTTGACAAGAACAAGAGCAGGTGCTCCTTTGTTTTCATCTAAACAGTGTGGAACTGTTCCTGCAGTTTGGTCGCCTCGGTACCGGATTATTGAGAATCCAGAAGTAGTGTTGGCTGAGATACGGACTGCTTGTTTAGTTCCAGCTAGTACATCAGTACTTTGAGCACCATCAATCATGACAGAGCCAGCTGTAGGAGCACTCCCAGCTGCTTCAGTATTACTGATTGTGGGTCTACCACCAGCTTCCCAAACATAAGCAACATAATTATCACCATCCGTATTACCAACACTAGTTCCTAGGTCAAAACTATCATCATTAAAAGCTGTTAAACTTTGGTCATTAGCAGTTTCGTTTAATTGTGTGTCGGTAGAGAGATAATCATCTTCAGCCCTTATATCATCAAATAAAAGGTGACTTTCAAGGTTACTTCGGTTTTTAAGCCAAACTAACCCAGGACGGAAATCTTGTTCAATATCAATAGTCCTAGCTGTTGCGTTACCTTCATAGGTAATGACCTCAAAGTGGTTTCTAGCATTTGGAATAGCACTAGGTGGGTAATTATTTAACTCTAACCGATTAAATCCATCAGGAAGGTTATTAATTTCATCAAACCAACCAGTGGGAGCTATTCTAGCCCTACCAGTTAACCCACTTCTTTGACCAGTAACAGCATATCCAAAGATACTATTCACATCATCAGGTATTGTAGCAAAAGGATTAGCGCCTGTAGCTGGGTTAGCATTTGTATCTTCAGATCCATTATCACCAATCCAGATGATATTACCAGTCCAATTATTATGGTCTGGATTCATTACTATGTAACCAAACCAAACTCGTCTGGTATCACCATCCCAGGCACAGACTACAGCACCGTTGACTTGATTACTTTGCCATCCAGTTGGTGCTTCTGGAGTGGAACCACTAACACTAGTAGTACCACTTGCTACATTAATTCTATTGTTGTTTGTTTTCCAACTTCTTTGAATAAAATAACTATTATCACCAGACGGTGTAGAATTACTACCACCATAATTATTCATATTAATATCATCAGATACTAATATGCCTATACCTAGTCTACCACCATTATCCATATTGGCTGAGTTAGTGCCGGTATTAATCATAAAAATATGCTTACCAGCAGTAGGTAGACCAGCTCCAGCTAGATTAGTGCCCCACACCCTGTGGTTAGAACTGATACCTTCAAGCCATATCTGTTGAGCCCATTGAACTTCTTTGTTGCTACTGCTAAGCCTAGCAAGAGTATTGAAGAATGCCCCTAACTTAGTTGGGGTCCTATCATGACTGGAATATGCATAATCCCAAGTATCATTTGAAGTCCAATTATTAGCAGTAAAATGGTGACCTTCACCTGATGAATCGTGTCCAATCCCATTGGTTTGGCTTGGATCAAATGTCAGGTGAAAACCATGGTCTCCATAATCAGTTCCATCTGGTAAATTTCTAGGGACCCAAATGCCACTATCATTAAACCTACCAAAATCTTCATGGGTAAGTGTTTGATCTGAACCAACTCCAGCTAGGAAATGGTAATCAGCAAGCAATCCATCAAAATAACTACCCAAACTATCGCCACCACCACCAATACGATACCTTGTACTGCTAGGGTGTAGGCTCATTAAAGTGCTGACATTATTAGCAACTTGCTGCCCATTAATCCATATACTACCAGTAGCAGGGTTAGCATATTGTTGGGTAGTTACTTTGACAAAAATGTGATACCAAGCATGTGGATCATTACAAGTCCGGTAAACAGTGCTAGTTCCATCTTCTAAATGTCTATATTCCTGATGCTTAAACCCTTGAGAAGATGCACTACTAGTACTGTTTCGGGCAAAAATAGGCTCAGCCTGATCCTCAATCATGCTATTATTCTTTGCCCAGACTGATAGTGTATAACGCATATCAGTGTTATCATCAAAGTTTGGAGCACTCCATTGAAGATACTGACCACCTCTAAAATATAAAGACCAATGTATCGGGTCACCAGGGTCTACTGTAGTATTAGCAGACCACCACCATTTTGAATTAGACATAGGTTAACTTGTTGTTGTTTGTGTTCCTAGGAGGATTTCATCTGCAGCGTTTACATAGAAAGGAATCACAGTATCAGCACCACCACCTTGTGCCACACCACCAGGATGTCTCCAGTTTCCATTAGCATTATTAGACCAGGTTATGCCATCACCTGCACATACAAAGATGCCAGATTGACCTGGAATGGGGTCATCGCTATTATCGGGGAATTCAACTTCAGTATTAGCAGCAAGGGTCCAGACACCAGCATCTTGAATATTCCAATCATCGTCATCATCTGGTACAGCTCGGATATCATCGATAACACTACCTTGAGTAAAGGTAAGGCTACCACTCATCTCATCACCAGTAACATCGACATACCTGTTATCTAAATCTCCAGCACCAACCAGTGCGATAGTACCAGTTACATCCTGCAGGGTAGCTGTTCGACCATTGGTGATAGCAGCTGGACCAGAAAGAATAAAGTCATCCCCAGCAGCATCATTGAATACAACGTTATCAGATTCACCAAGAATTACGTTACCTTCAACTGTAATAGCGTTACCAAATTCAGCACCACCATCAGCATTAATAGTAGCGGTCTCAGTAGTACCCCTTAGAATACGGAGAACATGATCACCTGCAGTGAATGCGTTTGTAACTTGAAGTGTTTGAACACCTGTATGAAGAATTTCAGCACCTGAAACAGTAGTTGATCCAGCATCAATACCACCGTTAAATTCAACGTTAGTTGTACTAATTCCAAATCGTTCTGTTCCAGCAATAGTTACATTAACTACATCCGCTGCGTCAGAGTATATACCAGTATCATAATTACCATTAGCAGCATCTTCAAATGCAATCTGAGGAGCCCCTATAGTACCACGGTTACCAGCAGTAAACCTTAATTGACGCTCAGCATTACCGTCAGTACCTTGTAAAGTAACATGACCTTCTAAGTCAAGATCATCATTAGCTGTATTGGTAGTCAATATACCATTAGTAGCATCACGATCCCAGAAAGCAGAACCACCTCCACCAGTTGGAGTGTTGATCCACTCTAGTTGGCTAGCGCTGGCTGTACCTGGTGATTGAAGTACTTGGTTTTGAGTTGTGGATGGTGCGGCAGTAGGCCATACAAGCTCATAACTAGCAGCTAAATTATTAGGGGCTGAGATATCAACTGAATCATTATTACCATTGTCCCAGAACCTGACCGGCTCTTCATTAAGTACATCAACCCGAGAATTAACTCTAAGAGCGTCACCACCAACATCAATAGTTAGGTTAGCTGTTCCACTAGTCTGAATTTGACCATCTGCAATGATAAGGTTGTGAGGACTCTCAATTGTAAGATCACCGTCAACATTAACATTCCCTGTTTGAGTTAACGTACCAACAATAGTGACATTATCAAATGTAGAGTCACCATCAACATTTAGTCCATCAAGTTCGGTAGTACCATCAACATCAAGGTTACCAGTAACATCAAGGTTATTATTAAAGGTAACAACACCGTCAACTTCAAGGGTACCTGAAATATCAACATCATCATTGATATCAATAGTACCACCGTTAGAATCAAGAATTAGATCACCAGTAGTTGTACTGATAGTATTACCATCAAGGCGGATATTATCAATATCTGCCCTTCCATTAACATCAAGGATACCAGGAATTGTAACAGTATCAGTAGCGGCATTACCAAGTGTAGTGTCCCCATCAACTGTTAAGTCAGCATCAAAGTCAACATTACCCGTAGCTCCTAAAGTTCCAGTAACAGCAGTGTTATCTTGGAGTTGGATATTACCACCATTTATTGCATCAAGGACAACACTACGTGCACCAGTGCCACCAGGTGTGATAGTAATATCAGTGCTAGTAGAAGTCAGATTGCCTGATTGAATACGGACAGTATCACCAGAATTAACGAGTTCAGCTATATTAGGATTACCTGATGTATCTCTTTCCCAGACAGTGCTGTTAGTAGTAGCTAGTGTACCACCAGTAGCCGGAAGCGTGTAGGTCTGATCCGCTGTGATATTTGACATACGCAGCGTACCAGTACGCATAGTACCACTACTATCATCTTGGAATTGCAGTTCCTCATCTTCACCTAGTCGAATGGTTCCTTCAATATTACCACTGTGGTCATGTGCATTGTTCCACAGAGTAACTGAATCAATAGCGATACCACCAGATCCTAAAGATAAACCAGTACCATTATTAATTTCTAAAGTACCACCATCATTATTAGCACTAAATTGCAGACCACCATTAGCTGTTAGCTCAACTGCAAGGTCTATATCAGCAGAACTACCACCACCAGACAAACCCTGGTTAGCGTTAATCTGATTGACAACACCACCAGTGCCAGATCCAGTAGGAGTACCCCACCTCATTTGACCAGTTGAAGCATCTTGCAGTTCTAGGTAGTTACCATCACTACCAGTGTTGACAGGAAGGAGTAAACTGTAAGTATCTCCAAGAGTGCTTGGTGATGTAAGTGTGACAGTATTAGCGTTGTTTTTAAACAGGATAGAGTCATCGTCAAGATCAATATCACCTTGAACATTACCTGTCATATCAAGGGATTGACCCCAGATTTCAACATCATTAACTTTAAGACCATCAGTGTCTCTTACAAGACCACCGTTGATTTTAACACGAAGTTCTCCGCTGTTAAATTCAAGCCCAGCATCACTAGCTAATCGAACTGAAACTTCTGGGGTAGCTGTGTCTGGATCACTAATAGTAATACCATCACCTGCATCAATACCAGTGATATCACCAGTATTAACAGCAGCCCAGGTACCATCACTCTGCCTACCAAATACACCAGTTCCAGTAGGTTCATCGAATGGAACAGCGACACTTAATCCATCACTATCAAGGTCTAGAGTGGTACCGTTACGCTTAACCCTAACGTTTGCACCATCAAATTCTAATCCATCACCAAGGTTTAGAGTCAGTTGGTTGCCACTGAATGTAAGACCATTACCGTTGTCAATTACAATTGAGACATCACCAGTAGCTGTACCGACATTCTCACTTCCTTTAGTGCCACTACGGAGACCTGATCCTGTATCGGTTTCAATCTCACTAACATTTGAGCTACCAGTGGCTACAGTAACCCAGGACAACGTACCTGTGTTAGAACAAGATAGAACTTGTCCTGTTGTACCAGCAACAGCTGATGGCCAAGTATAGGTAGCACCATTAAATTTAGTTGTACCCTTAATGACCAGATTATCATCAGCATTGACAGGCTTTAGACTGGTACCATTACGCTCCCAAAGAAGGTTAGCATTAGGGTCAACTGGTAACTGACCATTATCATTACCAGACATTTGAGCCAAAGCCCTACGATTCTCTTGAATCAAATAGAGAAGTTGGGTAAAGTCATGGTTCAAGTCTTGAGCACGAATCGATGCACCAGGTTCAAACTGGGCATCCATAATACACACGTCAGTACGACGCATGATGTGAATAGGATTACTAGTAGCAGTATCTAGAGTAATCGTATTCTTATTTTGATTGTTGATACCAAAGCTATAATCATCGGTATCTTGTAGAGTGTAGGTACCTGTCGGGTCTTCAATATAGACGCAGATATCATCCTCATGTTGGTAGGGAAATGGGATTACCTTGGCACCATCACCGTCAGCATATTCAACGTATGGGATCCCATCTTGTTTAGTACCACTACTATTTTGAAAACAAGAGTTAAATTGAGGCATTTCTATTTAGGCATGTTAAGAAGGTTTTGAGCGGCATCGTAGGTGGTGTTAGAAGCATCATAGTTCCCTTGTCGGGTATTAGCAGCAGAAGACTTAGACAGTCGATCAGCTTCAATAAGTTGTTGTACTTTAGGATCATCGGCAATCTTAGCCCATGCTCTCTTTTGAATACGATTAAAGAGATCAAAGATAACTAGGTTATGATGGTAATCACGAGGATCTTTACCATAACGGTTGTTATTCCTATCATCAATCATCTGTTGTAGGGATTCTTGTACACGAGGATTCATAGCCAATTCATTTAGCTTCTCACCCAAACCAAGATCACCCATAGCTTTTTGGTACATAGACCTAACCTCAGGTGTATCTTTTAAGCTAACACCAGTAGGAGTAGAATAAGCAGATGCTCGTAAGTCATAACCACTGTTGAATAGAAGGGTTTGACCAGGAGAGTATCCAAGGTTAAACTGTACTGGGCTGAAAGCATTGAAGATACGTGTTGGGAACGACCAAGGATTAATGGGATTGCCATCTAAGAAACTATATTTAGTAGGAAGTGGGTTAGCAGCGAGACCTTCAGTGATTTGGTTACGATTACGAATACTATCACCAAAACCAGCATTCAACTCCTTCATGTAAGGATTAAGAACCTTACCAAGTTCATTACGAAGACTAGACAAAGGAACCTGATTGTTAATCAGACTTGCTCCCATCTTCTCCATCTGACCAGGTTGCATAGAAACGAGGTCCACAAACTGTTGGAGACCAGCCAGGTAAGACTTAGAAGTCACACCCTGTGTCATAACAAGAGCAGTCTTAAAGAGGCTCTTCTCAGTCCATTCAGGACCCATCAGTTCATAGTGGTCGCCAATATCAGCAACGTGAGAAAGAATAGAATTAAAGGGTTCAAATGAATCATAACTAATCCATGTACCACCAATGTTAATAGAGCGTGGTTTCCATCCAGCATCAATCCACAGCTGACGCTGTTGACGATCCTGAGGACCATTACCAGTCAGACCACCAGACATATAGTGCATGGCTGCCATAGAGATGACACCAGTACCAAGAGCCTGACGACCACGTTGGATAGCTTTAGCTTGGAACAGGTCTTCAGCATTCTGAATACCAATATCCATTAATTGACCAGAGTCAGCCTGTTCAATGGTTGCATTCAGGATCTTACGTTCATCAGCAACAAGACGATTAAAACCAGGCATATGCTTCATGCTAAGCTCAAGACCGTTAACACCAGTCCTAGCAAACATCATGAAAGGCTTAAGCCAAGGAGTAGACTGAGCAAGACTATCAAGCTTAGAAGCAAAACCAGAGAGGTCACGAGTAAGAGTTGCCTCTTCTTTTGCATACCTAAGAGCAGCATCACCATCAAAGCTAACATTACCACCTTCATCTAAGAAGTCAGCCATGTAGCGTTCCTCATACTCCTTCATTAGAGTAGGAGTAATCTCAGTGATTTCACCAATCTTCTGGTTATCCATTGCAGTACGCAATGCTTTCTGACGAGACCTAGCCCTAGCCATGATGAAACCAAAAGCATCATCAGTAGAAGCCATAAGCTTGGTAGAGTAGGTCAGAAGGTTAGAGCTATTCATACCCCTTGCAATATTAGCAATGTTGTATGCCATCTCAGTACCAGCACTGACTTCTTGACCAGCTTCCTTTCGGAACTTCATCATCTCACCAATAGCATTCCAGTCTTGATCTTTCTGAGAGAATTCAAAGTTCTTAGTCTTAACAGTGGAGATTTCACCAGACCAATAGGAATTCAAACGAGAGAAGAACAACTGGTAAGCTTCAGGGATTGCTTGCATCATTGCATTAAGACCAGCCAGACCTTCACGAGTCTGTGTCCCATTCAACGCCATAACGCCTCCCAGAGCCTGTGTAAGCGGCCTTAGCATCGTTGCGGTAGTTGTACCCATAATTGCCCTTACAGGCGTCTTAGGACCGCTTAGAACGCTATGTACCATCACACCTTGCAGTTCTCGGATTAGCTGTGAGTTACCTAGATTTTCAAACCCATCACCCTTAAGCTTCTTAACGAAGTAAGCGTATAGATCATCAAGACTATTAGGACCACCAGCCATGGAGAATGCTTCAAGCATTGCTTGAGTAGTATCATTGCTATCAGACTTCCTCATAAATTGAAGCATAGCATCGGTAGCACTCTTAGCTTCTTGCTTGAAATCACGGATGACAGCTGTATCTTCTTTCTTCAGGTTATTCAATGCAAACTGATCAGCACTAGCTTTAGCACCTTCAGGTGTCCGCATATCACGACCTGCCTTACCCCAGAGATAACGAGCAGTTTTAACTTGCTCAATACCATAGCGGAGACGATCAACAATTTGACTTACTGGACCATCAACATCCAGCACATCAGCAACTTCATTTAGCTCACGAGCAGCAATAGCATAGTCCCTAATGACAGCAGTGTTGGATGCATTCATAACATCCATCAGGACAATCTTCTGACCAAAGTCAACCAATGTCATATCAGTTGCCTTACGATCACCAACGAGCATCTCGAAGTAATCTTCTACATCAATGTCACTAGCATTTCTGCCTTCCATCATCTTTTGGAAGCCTTCAAAGTTAACCCTAGCTCGTTCAAAGATCTCAGTAGGATTAAGATTATTAGCTCTAAGCTCCTGTGTAAGACGTGCAAAAGACTCCTCACCCAATGCTTCCTTATAGAACTCATCTAGTTCTTTAGGTGGCATATGAGCAATATCAGCAGACCTAGCAAGTTGAGCAGGAGTAGTGAGACTATCCATAGAACCAGTCCTATCAGCACCCCATTCAGTTGCTAGACGGTTACGCTGTTGCATTGCATCAGCTACGTTCTCAGCTCTTGAAGTAGGAGCACCTTGCCAAGGATCAGCAATAGGTTCATTCTTATAAGCACCAAAATCCTCACTACGCATTTGCTGAATACCAGCACCTGTCTTCTGCTGTTCAATATCAGCAGCACGTTCACGTACTTTAGAAGCAGCCGCAGCTTCTCCTGCAGCATCATCAATAGGTGTGGCAGATCCAGGACGTGCCTTACGAACCATCATAAGGAGACCATCAGCAACAATACCAATACCCATACCTTCGACGACATTCTTAAACGTCTTCATCCAAGGTGAGTCAGTATCTTTAGTAGCAAGTGGATTATCTAGCTGTGGGAACCTTTCAACAAGTGCTCCCATAGCATTGTCATCTTGTGAGTATTCAGAGATAAGGTCAACAGCAGCACCACTCATGGCACCTCTTGCTAGGAATCCAGCACGAGTAGCACCACCAATACCAACTAAGGCTGTAGCACCAGGAATACCAGCCAAAACAGCACCCTTAGCAGCTAGTGCAAGACCACCTGCCATAGTCGCATAGTGGACACCACCTCTCAGGAACTTACCCCACCACGTCTTAGTGATAGGATTCATCTTCCCACCCAGTGGATCCCAATCAGGACCATCATATCCAGGTTGATTAGCTTCTCCTGAGATCATATCACCAGCACGTTCTGCTAATGTTAGACCAGAGGAAATAGTATCTCGACCACCACCTGTGATAGCCGAGCCTACTTCTGCTGCAATGTCAGGGAGATTAAACCCTACACCATCTGAACGAGGATCAGTCTCAGGTAACTTACGATCATTACCCTTAAGGTTAGCGTCAGCCTCAGCTTGTGCTTCCATATCAGCAGCCTGTTGAGCTGCTTGAGCCTCCTGCTTATCCTCCTCTTCAATCATTTGTTTTGTAGCATCAGCACTCTCAAGATACTGATCAGCGTCTAAGTTACTTAGATCTACATTGAATTCATTCATTTAATCGCTTTCCCATGTAGGAAGGAGAATTGACGACCATCCGGCAATTGGATGATCATGTAATCCCCATGTATAGTTTGTGTGTTAGAGATTACTTTTGCACCGTTTTTGAGGTGAAGCGTAGACCCACTCGCTGTCCCATAGTCTCGACCATGAGAATTCCGACGAGTATGGCTAAGCCAATCACCTGTCTGTGGTACTTTACCAAGGGGAACTCTCCCCATATCTGGGTCTTCCACATCAACATAATTATTTAGATCACTATATTTGAAGAAAGATCCATTAGTTCTCTTTACATCAAGGTGGGGACCAGTAGAAGTGGGACCAATATTACCAGTAGTGTAGACAGCTTGAGCAACAGTAGGAGATAGATTGTTGAGTTGATTGAATGGAGATCGTTCATTCACAATGCCCTGCATAGCTGGTCGCAACACAGCATCAGGTACATAGTTTAGACCAACCCATTCCCTACGCAACCCAGACATACCCTTATCCTGCTGCATACGCCACCTAGCACGGGCTACAGCAAGCCTATCTTGGTTCTCAGCACTGAATGGGTCATCAGGTGTTAAACCTGCTGCTGCCATCGATTCTGTAAGGGTACCATTGTTGTTAGTAAATTGGTATCTACCAGCAGCATGAACATGATCAGAAGCTTGTAGTGCCAATACTTCACCAATAGTCATAGTGGAAAGACCACGACCAATACGATCAACACTGTTATAAGGAGTGTTAGAGTATGGGACATTCATGGCATCATAATCACCATATCCCTTAGATTCAACACTTGCCACCAACTCCAAAAATTGGCTCCAATTATCACCTTCAGCAACTGCAACCCTTTGTGTACGACCAGTAGTAGGACGGTAAGTGAGGAGTTGTTTCAGTTCAGGACGTAGTTCTTGTACAGCTTGCTCCGCATCTGGAATACGGAGCATGGAACCTTTCCCACTTGCTTGGAGTTGTAGTTGAGCCACATCCCAAGCACTGAGCTTACCGTTGCTATTAGCAGCAACAACACGGTAGATGTCGGGAATTGACCCTGTTTGAGTTTCAGCATATTTAACAAGTTGTTCAAGATCCTTCTCTGTACCAGGAATAACTCCGGTTTTAATAATATTAGAATCTTTATTGATAGCACGGAGAGCCTGGTCTTGGTTCTCTTGAGCTTCACGATCCCTTGTCTCACCTGTGGTTTTAAGGATAGGAAGATCCTGTAGTTTATCACCACCTTTAACTGGTGTCAAGGCTTTAAGGGCAACAGCTTCAGCTTGTTCATAAGCTTTAGCTGGATCCATTGTCTTCAGATTCTCAGCAAACTGAGCCTTAAACAAAGCTTCTGCTTTATATTTAGCACGTACAGCAGCAGGATGACTGAACTTACCATCACCAGTAGTAGGTGCAATAAGTTTCAGCTGAGCAGTGATCATATCAGTACCCTGCTGGACAAGACCTTCTTGACCTAAGAATGTAGGATCCTTAACGTACTGCTTATAAGCATTGTAGACTTCAGGAGAAGAACCAATGAGATCAGTTTCAGTTAGATAACCACCAGGACGAGATGCACGTAGAGCATTTAGTTGCTCCTTCTTAGTAGAATCAAACTCCTCTTGTTGGGTCACTAACCCTTGGATATAGGAAGACTGTTCACCACCAATATTGCTCTCATGGTACGCAATGATAGCTTTCTTCTCTTCTGCATTAGGAAGACGACCACCTTTAAAGAGTTCCTTCAATTCACTATCGAAATTGCTTTGAGCAGTAGCTCGGATAGTCTCCCGTTCCTCAGCAGCCTGTGCATTCTCACCAATTAGACGTGTTTGGAACTCACCAAATTCAAGTGGGAATTGCTCACCTAGAGTAGTCCATTTCCCAGATCGGTTCTTAAACCTAAATCCAGTAATACTTTGGACTTCATCAGTACCAATAGAACGTGCATCAATAAGACCATTGACAATACGTTTGACTTCTTCTCGAACTCCTCGGTCACCACCGAAGTCCCGAGCCATGGTCTCAAGCATATTATATACAGCTGCTCCACCATTACCTGATTTGATACCAGATATCAATGAATTGTTTGCATCATCTTGACGATCTTTCTTAAGGAGCTCAGATTGGTTTTTATTCCATTGCACAAGTTCTGATGCTTCTGCTTCACGCATCTTTGGATAAAGATACTTGTTTAGCAGTGCAGGATTCAGATCCTTATACTGGTTGATATAGCTAGCTCGGATGGCAGTCATCAAAGCATTACGTTCAGCTAGAGTGTTAGCTTGATTATAATTGATATCCCTACCACTGATATTCATCGTCAGATTCTCTTTTTGAGCTGAGATGAAAGCAGGGTATTGTACAGCAGCATCCTGTACACGAGCTTCAATATATCCAAGAGCACGGTAACCAGACAGTTCCCTTGCTTCCCTAGCAACAGAAGGTTGACCCTGTTGTTCTAGAGTATCAGCAATTTCAGTACTAGCAACGTACTGCTGACGCATTTCTTCTTCACCTTGATTCCAGGCAGCTTGCTGTTCAGCAGGCACACCTTGTTCAAAGTAAATCTGTTGACCTTCAAGAACCTGCTTCTCAGCCATACTCTTACCCCATGTAGTCAGACCACTAGCTAGGGTCTTACTAAACTTGGATAATTCTTCTAACTTCTTAGCTTCCGCTATAGCAGCTTTATTCTTCTTATCTTGAATGTTAAGAGCAGTTTTCTGGTTAGCTACTTGCTGCTCCCTAACAAGCTTAAGACCCTGATTCTGACGACTGAACTCAGCTTGCATAGCATCTGCTGAGCTACCAATTTGGTTAGGGTTAAAGGTAGGGTTGCCACTAATCTGTGGTTCTACAAAGTTTGCTTTATACTGTTGTTTCATAACCCACCATATTGAAGTTGAAAGTTATTGATGAGAGGTATATTTAAGGATTGTGCTAAAGCCGAATTCTTGTCAAATGGATTACCAGTATTAGGTGTTCCATCACCAGGCACCTCAGCCTTCGTCCCAGCAGCTCCCATTAGACCAGAAGCACTCATGACAGCGCTACCAACTGAAGAACCAATGTCACCAACAAGACCAAGCATAGAAGGCTTAGTAGCAGTGTAAGGTTCGAGTAGAGGTTGGGGAATACCAGGTGTTTGTTGTGGTGCAATGGATACACCATACCAGGCGTTCATGTTAGCATTGTTAGCTTGCTCTGTCAGTGTTTCCATATTAGTATTCAGTCCCTGACCATATGAAGTTAGAGCAGATAGACGACGCTGATTCTCAATACCAAACTCCATACGGTTCACTCGATCTTGCTGACCAGCCCTATTACCAACTTTACCAGCGGCAGCGGACTGACCTTGCATACCAAATAGGGTTCGCCATGCATCAAAGTTCTGCTGTTTGGTAGCCTCAATCGCACTATTCATTTGTATCTGACTATCTCTGTAAGCTCGGTAAAGAGAATCAGCATTCTCCTGTACTTGTTGCTGGAATTGCTGTTTCTTTACATCATATATTTTAAGAGTTTGATTCCATTCTTGATCTTGAAGCTGCTTACGGTAAGCCCAATCAGTCATGGCTTGCTGATTTCTCAGCTTAGTCATAGCCTTTTGACCTTTGTATGCAGCCATTCCTTGTTGGTAATTACCGAAAGCGCTTACACCACCGCTAACAGCAGAGATACCAGCGCCTACAGCAAGAACAGTTGTTGGTTCACACACGGCAAAATTCGATAAAAGTTACTTTGTTGGGTCCGTATTCCAGTTCTCTTAAGAACTTGAACCCTAGGAATTTAAGTAGTTTCAGGTGTACAGTATTACGTTTATCAACAATATTCCAAAGATAATCTTCTTCTCTACTATCAATAAATCGCTTAGCCTCTCTGGCAAAGGATATGGGATAGTCATGGATAGCTGGAGTGCATAACATCCAGACAAGACCACCTTCACCTACACCTGCCATACCGGCAATCCTGCCGTTAGGCATCGTGAAGTGGACACTGTTAGGCTGCTGACTAGCAGCAATAGCGGAGGACAAAGGATGCTTCCCATGCCCTTCCACTACTTCTCTGCGGTCATCTTCACGTAGGTTGAGAGCTACTTCTATGGCTGCTTCTTTGGTCAAGGGGTGGATAATAATCTTAGACACGTTGGTAGAATTTATTACTATAATCACCTTCCCAAGATAGGGTATACAATGTGAAAGGTGATGGGTGCTCAGACCAGAGATCAACGGTGAGGTTTGTGTTACGCTCATAACACGGTACAGTCATCCTCATCTCTGGAACTAGTGCAGGATCATCTGCTTTATAGTAGTCAAAATAAGGACCAGTGTATCGCTCAGTCCAGTCTTCCCGTCCCTTACGTTTAAGGGTTACTTGCCAGTTACCAGTAGGACCAATGTCCAGATTCATCCTATGGATAATAAGACTACACCTGGTGTCAGATACAGAACGTGTACCTTCAGTTCTGGTTGGGAAGAATTTAGGTAGCTGCAAACTCATACGGAATAGATAACCGATATCTAGATCAGTTGTTTTAGCAGTAACACTAAACTCAGCATCACTAAAGATATCAGTGGTAAGATCGCTAACACGTTCAACTTCACCATCTAAAATCTGTACAGTTTCAACATCAGAATCTGTGTAGTTTTCACCAGGATCTACAATCCAAACCCTAGCAATACGTTGATTGGTGACACGAATAGAGACCCTTAGATTACGAGCAGCATCGGAACCTGAGCCACACTTAGCAGTGCACTTAGTCTTCATGTTGTGATACTCACCGTCAACTAGATCATTGAGCTCACCTTGGTTAGTACATTCTACTTCTAAGTACTCCTTCCAATTACCCTTTAGTTTAACTGTGGTACCATTCACAGCAGGGAAAGCAAGTCTACCCTGGTTTGCACTTTCTGCAATAGTGTAACAGGCTACCTTTCGGTAGTCAGTCATAGTGGTAGGGAAGTGAGCTTGGTAGTCCCAGTTATTATTCTTACTATTCCACTTGACTCTAACTGTCATCCTATCACTCCACAATTTATTAGGAAGTGGTAGTTTATTAATATCAGTCTCAGCATTCTGTGCACCAGTAGAGTCTAGTACATCATAGACATCACCATTCGTTAGACCACCATCTTTAGCTTTCTTATCGAGAGCATCAATGTCAGTAAGTTGAGTGACTTCAGCTGGTGCTGGAGTAGGTACACCTTCTACAATAGTCTGACCATCTACAACTGTATCAGCTAGATTGAATATACTAGATGGTAGATCAAAGGTAGTCACATCCTTTGTCTGATTATATGTCATATCAGCTGACTCAATTGTCTGCCTGTTATCTAGATGAATCCGATAGACAGCCTCAGGTAGGTCAATGATAAAAGCAGTATCATCTTGTGATTTAATGTCACCTTCATGCAGCTGGACTTGACCATTAATATCAAGCACAACATAATAGGTGTCACTCATAACAGTATGATACAACACCCTACCAGGCATAGTCCACCTAAACCAAGAGGATTGTAGGCGTTCCCTACCAGAAGTAAAGTAGCGATAACCCCATACTTCAGTGGCTCTAGAACCAATGCCTATACCATTCTGTACGAATGCAGGATCATCAGTAGCAAATAGAATCAACTGCTCTTCTTTAGAGTCAGCGATAGAGGAGATAGATGAAGGAAGGTACCTAGATACAATCTTACTTAATTCATCTACAGTAGGTTCACCATCTTTAGTGACACTCTGCATCTCAAAGAATCTGAAGTTTCTACCACCTGTATTACAGAAACCAAAGGTAGTACCTAGTGAAATAGGTTGTGTCTCGATATCAAATTCATACTGAGACACAGCAGTTACTGAAGCAGTCTCTTGAGTTAGGAGATCGTTATCTGTGTACAATAAGAACTGTGCTGTTTGACCAAACAATAGGAATCCAGAAGTCAGTTCAATACCATTGTACAGTGTAGCAGGTTCCTTCGAGCTAACAGAGATATCAATAGGATCACTAGCACCAATGCTTAGCTGAGAGAATGAGAATAGATTAGTGAAATCACCAGCCGAACTCATCATGATGTTTCCATCATTCAGGAACACAAGTCTATTTCTAAATAGTAGAATAGCATTAATTGGATTACCATCATCTTCAGGATCATCCTGATTAATGAAAGATGGTAGCGGATTAGAGTTATCATCTCCTACCTTCCGCTTATCCCATTTAATAGTCGATAGTTTGAATTCACCATTTGCCTGCCTAGTTAGAGTAACTGGCATTGTGGATTTATCAATGGTAGTGTATTCACCTTGACCAATCCACTCAGCCCAGTAGCCTTCTCCATCACCACCAAAGGTAGGAGTATCAGCTTCAGCGTCACCACCCTGACCAACAAACTTCACATAGAAATTAGCACCATCTTCTTCTTGTTCATCAACAACTTCGACTTCATATCCAGCCTTACACTGGTAGGGAAGTCGGCTAAGTTTATTGACCCTATTAGAGAAAGCATTACCTAGCTGGGTATCAGAAGTGGAGATAAGGAACTTTGTCTTACGTGTGATATACAGAATATTACCAATAATATCTACTGTAAATCCAGCATTAGCATCTTCAATCTCGCTCTTTAAATTACTAAGAATAGTCTGAGTAGAGATCTTGTTGGTATCATCAACTGTAGCACCAGGAGTACTGTAGGTAGCACCACCAGGTACAGCTTTTGATCCTCTAGTACCATCACTCTTTACATTCCAAAGATCAATCCGATACTCCCTACCATAAGCTAGTGTCTTTACTTCATAGACAGCTTCAGGTTTCCTGGTGCCACTTTTAGCAGAAGTCATCTTAGGACTCTTTGTTCTATTAGTAAGGTAGGTTACATCACTAATAGTATAAGTCTGGATATCAGCTACATGACTATGCTTCAGGTAGTTCAGCTTATTACTACCATCAAATGTCTGCTTAACACCAGTCAAGGCATTCCACATTGTGACAGCACCATCATCAAAAGCAATGTGACCGATGTACTGTTCTTGACCATCTCTAAAGTAGCTGAAATATGTACCTTCTACTTCAGTTAACTCGCTGACATACCTAGTCCCAGGACGCTTCACAAGGCCGCTTGTGATGTCAGGTAAGGCATTGTCCAGAAAGGTTAATTGACCCGGCCTCTTGCGGCTGTCAGGCTGCTCTGAAATGCCAAAGGTAAAGCTAGGGATTGTTTGAGTTACTGCTGTCATCGCATCAAAGGTAAGAAAGAATTGAAGGTATGGTAAGTTTGCATATCTTGATATCCCATAAAGTTAGCATCTGATTGATCTGCTTCAAATGCAATCAAGCTTTGGCGGAGATACTCAGTCTGCATTTTAATCATTTGCATTAGTTCAGCATTGGTGACTAACTGAGTGGCAGCTCGCTCTGCTGCTCTGTAAGTAATGTATCGTTGAACAACAGCAGGAAGATGCTCAAACTCAACAAGGGTAACAATATCAAGATTAACACCCTTTTCAGTAGTATATTTGTACTCTTCTTGTTTCTGTGCTTCCCAATTACTGAAGTCAAATGTATGACCAGTCAAGTCATAGAGCTTGTTCTGCCTAATGGTTACATTGAATCCATTATTTTTAATCAACCTACTTTGTGATAGGGATGCACGTAGGGTATGCTTGGGTAGGAAAATGAATCCATCAGAATCAGGTGCGAAGAAGACACGGTATTCAGTATTAAATTGCCAGCCTTCAGCTTGTACATCTACATTGCATTCCTGCAAGAGATTATGGATGAATGAGATCTCAGGGTTTTCGTACTCAAGTTGGGTGATGGGCGCTTGACCAATAGCACCTAAGATTGTATTAACAGCGGATAATTCGTTATCGAGTTTAAAAGACATAGGACTATTGAGTCTCACATAGAGTTAAAAAAAAGGTCCTCCGAAGAGGACCCAGTATTAATCAGGTACCACCTTCAGCGCCAGCGGTAACCGTAACGGTTCCACCAATGCCATCAATGGTAACAGTCTCACTATCGTCAGACAGGTAACCAGCACCTGCTTCAACAATAGGAGAAGAGTTCAGCGTGACAGTGCCATTAGCAGCAACGTCAACACGCAGAATCAAACCAGCACCATTACCATTAATGTTGGTAGTAGTGCAGATATAGGTATCAGCAGCCCAATCGCTGGAGCCAGAACCAAGGGTAGCCAGAGACACAGCAGAAGGAACACCAGTATTAGCTGGGTTCTGTTGTGCAGTGGTTTGTCCACTCAGGACAAGAGTAGGTACACGTCCTTCAAGACCTCCTTGCTCAGTAGCATGGTCATAAGCACCATTGCGACCAGAGAAGGAAGTGCCAGCAGTAGTGGCAGGGACAGCACCGTAAGAATAAACACCAGACGCAGGAGTTGCGCTGGTGGGGTCGTAGGACTTCTGGGTCCTAGCAACCGAAAAAGATTTGACAGTAGCCATTATTTACCTCAATTGAGAGAGCTTTGGTTAGATCCAGCACCACCCCAACAAGCAACAGTAGAACTGGTGCCGTCAGAGTTAGTACCAGACAACCGTCCATACTCTTGAGGAGTGGGAGGATTCATGTGACGTGAGGAGATTTCGGTACCCATGAAAGCACGTTTACCTTGTCCAATCACGTTAGTAGTATTGATATCACGGCGAGTTACGCCGGGAATAAGAGACATAATTACCTCCTAAGAAATTAGTCAGCAGCTTGCAGTTCGATAGCGCAAGCAGGGTTAAGAGTACCAGCACCCATTGCCAGACGACCAACAATCAGGTCACCTTGATACATGGTGCGAACGTCAGAGCCAGAGGTCTGAACGCTAGGACCAACAGCAGTCAACACACCAGCAGCATCCTTCTGATAGATCAGACCAGCATGGTTGGTGAAGTCACCACCGTAGAAGTTGTTCTCACCATCAACTGCATCAACCACACCGCTAGTGCCAGCACCAGTCAGCAGGAAAGGCAGGTTGTTAGAACGCTTGATGGAGATACCAGCAATCTCATACAGACCCTGACCGGAGTTCAGGTTGCCTTGAGTGTTGCCGTAGTCACGGTTCAGGATGTTGGAGTCAACCTGAGAGATCAGAGCGTAGTACTGACGAGGAGCCAGCACAGCGAAGCGACCTTCCCGAGGCACATTCTTTTCGTCAAGGATGGAAGCTGCTTCGAAGAAGGAGTCAACCAAAGCTTGAGCGTTATAAGCATTACCATCACCCATACGGATGATCGAACCACCAGGCTCAGGACCAGGTGCAGCAGTCACAGGGTGAGCTTCACGTGCAGCCAGAGCAATGGTACGGAAGATCTTCTTGTCATATGCTTCAGCCAGAGCGTGACCGATCTTCTTGGAGATCTCACCACGCAGGGAGTAATGAGCAAGAGTCTCATCGAGGTCATAGACAAATGCCGAAGAAATCAGCAAATCATCCATGACGATGGTCTTCTCAGCCAACG